CTCTGAATAATTTGCGAACGCCTCTTTGACTTTCGGGTGAGCTACCAACGCGTCGAAAAACTCTGGACTAACCAAGCAATGTACTCTTTGCATAGTCTCACCAAGTAGGTTGTCCTCAATCCAGCGGACAACATCCATGCAAAGTTTGCGTACATCGGTGGTAGCTACTGAGAATGGGAACGTCACCGTTTTCTTAGTGACACCGAACGCAGCGAAATAGTCTTCGATAACCGAACCGTCCGCATCTAACGCAATACCCTTAAGCGCCGTAATTTTACGCCACTCCATCGTGATGTCGAATTTATTCTTCATCGCTTGGAGCTTCATATTGACCCGGTCAACCACTGTCTCAAACGTATCCTCTGTACCGAAAGCGCGAATCCCAATCACGTCAGCAGCCGCTACCGTGTCTTCCAAAGGCATGTGTGGAATGTTGAAAGTGCGAATGTTACGCTTACCAGTCTTATTCTTGGGGGCTACGCCACCATACGGTGTGGTTGGGATAAGCGTCAGTACACCGTTCAACAGTTCGATAGTGGCTGTCTTGGTGGTCTGTGGACGCCAAGTGAATAAACCAAGCTCGTTGACTCTACCGTACATATTCGGTAGCACGTTGATAGCTTGACTCAACTGTGTGAGTGTAAATCCGTCTTTGAAAATATCTAACATTTCCACCCCTTAAAATTCGTTGACTGTGACTATACCCTTACCAGCCAAATCAGCCATCCCAGCCAACTTATCCGCACCAGTGAGTCCTGCTTTCCAAACAAGCTGCTCAAACACAACTCTGGCTAGTCTAGCTACAATGACTGATTTCTTTGTCTCACCGACGCCGGTGGTGACGTCCTCCACTATGATTCCAATCGCCACTCCACCGTCCGGGTCTACGTTGTCATACTCTATGACTTGGTTACCCGCAGCGTTCAAGCCTACCACAGCCCCTGCCTTCAGCACTTGTGAAGACCCTACCGTGACATTGTCACGAGAATAGCGCCCTATCTCATCTTCTTCATACAGCAACCAATCGCTGGTGCGAACGGGTTCTGATTTGATCGCTGATACCATACGAGGCTCCTAACTCACTTAGATTGTTTAGAGAATTCTGTCTTGCGAGACAGAGCGTTCCGCATTAGCGGGTTTTCCACCGGCTTGAGGGTCTGTGTATCGCCAGTAGCTTGGTGGCTGAACAGCTCTGGAGTCAACCCCAGAGGTTTGTTAGAACGCAGCATTTTAGATACAGCGGCAAACGCCTGTTCATCCAAGCCAAACAACACAGCTTGTTCAGCGTCTTCAGCGTCAATCTGTTTACCCAACTCAGCCATAAGACTGGTAATTTCTCTGTTGCGGACATCTGACTTAAATTTCTTAAGCTCCTCTTCTGAGGCTCGCAGCCTTTGTTCTAGAGCTGAATTTTCTGAATTCAGTGAACTCAACTTAGTTTGCAATTCTTTCAGTTCCATTTCTTCTCCCGATTCTTGAATACCGCGTGACATAGCCACGGCTGAGGTGTTTGGGTCGTAACCTGTGGCAGTAAAGCTGACCTCTACTATTCTCGAATTCTTGAATACAGCCAAAGGCCCTACCACAGACCTGCCATTGTAATTTACAATTTGACCTGTTGCAACCTGCTCAACCGAGCCAGGTTCTATGTGTACCGACATTTGCCATGGGAAGCCTTCGTCGGATTCAGCTGCAACTGCAGAACCCGCTACGTTACTCAGCAACACACCTTGTACACTAAGTCCTTCAGACCCCACCGAACTACCAGTTAAATACACAACGTTCTGCTCTGCTGTGGTCTATGAGCGTAGGTAGTTTGGCAGGTACTTCCATGGTAGAAAGGTCGAACATTACGTTTTCCCAATACCAATGATTCCTAATAACTTCTCCCGAATACGCCACACCGACAAACTTTCTTTGCTTCTTGTTGTCTATTTCTTGTGTAGAAAATTGAGCTGCCGATGAAAACGAGAATTTAGAATTCTCGTTTTTCAGTGATTTGGAGTTTGCACCAGACATACACTGTTTATTCCTTCAAATTCGCAAAAGTCAAGCGGTTTGCTGTGAGATTCACTTGTACTCACAACTTTTTTGGCTTGAGGAGGTTTGTCACAGCACCCAGAGCGCTCTCAGCTGCTTTTTTTATGTTGGCTTTAGCCTTGGCTATCACTCCTCCCAATTTAGGGTCACTGGACACCAACTCTACACCGAATTCCTCTAATCCCTTACTGACTCCCGTACCATAATCCTCACCTGGATTGAAATCCCAACCTTCGTCTGGGGGAGTTTCTGGTGGGGTAGCTGTGATCCCACCCCGTCTATTTACTTGCGTCTCTGTCAAACTGATCACGGTACACCTACATCTGTATCCGCACGGAGGGTAGTGAGTTTTCCACCAAGTGTCGTCTCGACTCAATATGACGTTGTCAAAGGCTAGATGAGACGGTCTAACACGGCTGTCGTTTATGGCGTCGTACGTTAGGTACGGTCTACTCGAAGAAACTTGCTTCTGTTGTTGCCAACGGCCTCGATTAAACGCCACTTGCATATTTGTCCGGAATATATTGTCTAGTCTGTGTTTCGGTAGTTGTATGTCCAGTGTTGATTGGTTCACAGCTTTCTGGAAATCTGTGAACGTCTTACCTTCTCGTAAAGAATCCGCAACTAAATCTATGACGAATTTTATTTGCTCCAAAGCTCCGAGACCAGCTATAGAAACCGCTTGAGACTTCTGTACTCCAGTCAGCTTGCCGTAGTACTCGTCCGGCAGCACCACGGATCTAGATTCTGCATACTCAACAGCTTCAACGAAATTCATCAGAGACATATCAATCGTCCTTTGCTGCTGCAACGTAGCCAATAACGTCAGCGGCGAACAGCGCTTGTTCTAAGGCTTGTTGAAATTTCTCCTCACTTACTTTGTCTCCAATTAAGGTGAATAATTTCTCCGCCATATCCTCGGGAGAAGTTGCGTTGTTGACAACGCTGTGTATGGATTCTTGGTTGATAACCTCCCCACAATCTTTCAATCCTTCCGCTATTTGGTTTTCCAACCTGTTCTGTTCCGGTGTAAACTCTCTTGAGAACAAAGAAGCCTTCAAAGTTGGTTTGTCTGCGGTTACTTGTTGGGTTGACATTGTGAAATCTTCGCTGTTTAGATCGTACCTATCTTCAAAGTACCCTTTCTCAAATCTCACTCCAAGAGCGAACAAATCTTTATCTCTCACAGCCCGGTCTTTTTCCAAACCAACCTCATCAGCGAAAACAGCTGTGTGGGTTGCCCAGCCATTTAGCTCGCAAACTGCGTCTACAACTCTCTGAACCGTACCCAGCACCATTTGTATGTCACTGTTGCGCTTGTCGTTGCGTACATCGTTGTGTACTTGTCCAAGTGCTCTATTACCGCTACCCCCGTCAGTACCTGATGTTAGTGTTTGCCCTAACACCACTTTCTGAATTCTGCGAATTATGGCAGTCTCGAATATCTCAAACGTCTGACCACTGTTCCCTGCAGGCACCCCAACCGCGTCTACACTGTCGTCTCTGTCTACTCCCATCACAGCTTGTGAGTGAGCCCCTAGAAGGGCCTTAACCATTTCTTTGGGGTCAGAGCTCTTACCTACAAGCAATGGTGCTCCGAACCTCTCTAAAAACTTTGCCCAAAACTTCCAGCCGTTGGTGCGGAAGTACCAAGGCCAATACAACCTAGACAACAGAGCCTCCCCGTATGGTTGTGCGTATGTTGGCTTGCATCTTGTCAGAAAGAATTTATATCGCTGATCAACCTCGACCCCATAAGCTCCACCAGCTCCGTTATCTGGGTAGTAAGTCAATCTCCCATCAGACTTGGGTTCAAACCAGGCAAATGGTTTCTCACCTAAGAATTTGAACCCTACGTGTCCATCTTCTTTCTTTTCGTACACCGCCTCGAGAACTGAGTACCCGAATAACCTCGCTTGCCAAGCACCTGCCAGCAGCTCTCTAACTATTGGGCGCATCACCAGCTCTAGTTTCTGTGATTGTACAGTCTCTGTAGGCTCAAACCTAAGAGGTGTAGACAACAGAGCATCTAGCCTGGTCTCACACGCTTGTGCTATCTCATCGTCATACAACAATGCCCGCAGCTTGTCGCGCTTCACACCAGCCTGCCTCAACACCTCGTCCACGTCGGGGAATCTGGTGAGGTGTTTGATCAGTTGGGTGACAGCTTGCTCCTCGAACAACCCAACTATCTGAGGTGCTCCAGTGAGCTTGTCCACCACTGTACCGTCGTTTACTTCTCCAGATTTGGTG